GACTGCTCGCCCCTCTGGCGGTAGCGTGTCCGCATGCCGTACTGGCGGAAGAAGCTTGGTGCCTTCTGGGCGCGGCCCGGAATGCGGTGCTGCTTCATCTGCGCTGTCCAGCTGCGGCTGGTGGTGTGGTTGCTGCCTCCCATGGGGACAACGATGGCCATCGCGCCGCCCTGATCGTCCAGCAGGTTGCAGTAGTGGTAGCGGGTGTCCACGAGGCGGTTGCTGTTGGGCATGCGCCAGATGGTGCGGTCCGCGTTCTGTGGGTCGACCGTCTCCTGCGCCTCCTCAGGACGCTGCTCGAAGGGGTACTGGTTGACTGGGCTGCCCTCACCCGGCTCGCCCTCCCACTCGACCCACACGTGGTGGAAGCCTGCGGGCTGCAGCAGGATGGGAGGTAGGTTGTCGCCCATCTTGATTACGCGGTTCAGTGAGCGGATGATGAAGTCCCCTGCCTCAGCGCCCTCGATGTACTTGGGGTGCTTCTTCTTGACCTCTGCCGAGTTGTCCTGGAGGATTGCCAGGATGGGGATCATGGAGTCCTCGGAGTTCTCCGAGTAGCCCAGACCGCCAAGCTCGTCTACCTCCGCGAGAAGGTCGGCGGGCAGGGCGAAGTCCGTCTTCACCATCTCGCCTGTTGACTGGTCCATGACCTCACCCGTCAGGATGCTACCGGGGTTCCTCGTGGCCTCAGCCACCTCTGTACTCTTGCTCATGCCTTGATCTCCTTGATCTTGACCATCTCTCCGACGGTCGCGTTGAGGACCTGCAGGTCCATTGTTGGTTGGTCCTCGAGCTCAGCGAACTGCTCTCCGGACTCATAGGCGTGGCGCTCCTTGATCCAGCTCGTCAGGCTGTTCCATGGGACGCCCATGGTGATGCTCGCGGCAGGTATGTCGCTGGCTCCCTCCTCCATCATACGCTCGCCAAGGAGGCGAAGCATAGCCACCATGGAGCGGGCGAGGTCCAGCTGGCCCTTGCCCAGTGTGAAGCTGACCGTGGTCTTGACGATGTCGCCACCGTTCAGCTGCTCAAGGTGATCGAAGGCGCGTGACTTGTCCTCGTCCGGCCACTCCGCTGGGATGCTCGCCTTGAAGTACGGGCGCAGCTCACACTCGACCGCAGGGCTGTCGCCCTGTGCCTTCAGCGTGAAGGAGGTCGTGCCGATCTGGTTGAAGATGTCGGGGAGGTCCTTGTGCCGAAGGGTTGTCAGCTCCTTCTTGGCGTCCTCGAGGTCTGTCTCGAGTTTCTTCACCTGCCTCTCCTTGTCGACCAGCTCCTGGCACTTGTCCCTGAGGGACGCCATACTCTGGTCGTTGGGAACGCTGGTGACGTCTCTGGCCTCGCTGGCCAGCTCGTCGAATAGACTCATAGCTTTGCTCCTGTTGTGCTACAGAACCACCAGTATAGCGCCGGAACGGGCGGGACAAAATAGCCGTAAAATAGGGGCTAGCGCATGACGCGGGCCTCGGGTAGGGTTGGGACCGTCCTAGCTGCCCAGGAGAGCTGAAACATTATTGCTTTTTAGCTGGGTTTATAAAAGCAATAGTAAAAGCAATAAGTTGTTTTCCTCTAATAACAACGGGTTACGGGGCCTCTTATTGCTTTTAAATAAATCCAATAATAAAACAATAGGGTGTATTCCCCTGCAATAACAGTGAGTTACAGGGTGCCTCGCGCGCGTATATCACACGCGTCGGCGGAGGCGTGTGCGCATGGACTCGAGGAAAAATCCAATAATCCAATAATGATTGCTGTAAGTATCCGTAATTAAAGAGGAATAGACTTATTGCTTTTAAAAGGTCTAAAATAAATCCAATAATCGGGGCTGGAACCTACTGTTATTGCTCAGGAATTACTTATTGGATTTTTATTGCTTTTAGTTCGGAGATCTTTGGTAGGTGCTGCAGGTGTAAGGATCGGAGGAAATAGATCAGAGGTCGTGTGTGCGGGGGAGGCTATTTTCTAACGGTAGTCACTAGCGTATGGTAGGTGGAGCTTGGCAAGAGGAAGGGATGTTGGTGATGACGCCGGACGAGATAGCAGCTGAGGTGGACAGGTTGGTGATGAGGCTCGGGGGCCGTCTGACCGGGCTTGTGTTCCTGACCTCTGAGGGAGGCCACGGTGTGGTGGGGACGCACTCCTACAGGGCGGAGACCTACCAGAACTTGAACGACATCCTGCCTGTGACCCGACTGGTTGGACATGACTGAGGTCGTGTCTGAGGGGGAGTGGTTCGTTCTGCGTGGTGGTGACGTGGCACTGGCTCGGGCTGAGGATGATCTGGGACGGGAGGTGGTCTTCCTCCCCCGCCTCACTCAGACTGTTCGGGCAACTAGGCATGTCAAGCGAACGGAGACGCGGCTGGTGCCGCTCTATCCGGGGTACGGGTTCCTCGCCCCGCTGGGCCTGCGCCGTGTTGACCACCTGTCGGCTCGCTGGGGCGTGACCCTGATGCGCCATCTCGACGGGGCACCCGTCACGGTACAGGAGGATGAGCTGCGCTATGCGAGGAGCGTGGTCAGCGACGATGAGAGGTATCAGAGTACCCCTGAGAGGTATCAGAGTACCGCTCAGAAGATTCAGCCAGGAGAGCGAGTAGTCATTGACCTTCGGTCAATAGGAAGGTGGATTGGTACAGTCGTGTCTGTTTGTGGGGACGTGGCCCATGTGGCTGTCGACAGCAGGCCAATGCCAGTGAACGTTCCAGCTCATCGCCTTACTCTCGCAAGTGAAAGTAATCAATAGATAAAATAGGGGCTAGCTCATGACCGCCCGCTCGCGTATACGGGGACTAGGGATGACCAGACGGAGGCGCTTGCGCTCGACCGCTGTCCCTCGGGCCACTCGCCCACTGTATCACGCGGCTGTCCAGGAGGACACCCGTGTTTTCACTGTTTCTAGAGGACCAACCAATGGGCATACCAGGACCACCCAAGGGCACCCCGGCCCACCCGAACACCAAGCCTCACCTGTGGAAGAAGGGCCAGTCTGGCAACCCCAGAGGGCACAACTCCACCTCAGCCAAGCGCATCCAGAAGAACGCAGCCAAGGCCACTGAGCTTCGGGAGAAGTTCCTGTCAACCCTGGAGAGCCGCATCGCGACGATTGAGGTCATGGCTGAGGACGAGTTCGCCAACGACCCCTCCTCCGCTGAGAGAGAGAAGAGCTCAAGGATCATGGCCCTGCTGGACGCTGACATCAACCGACTGATGACCGACTCCGAGAACAGGGGATACGGCGCACCGAAGCAGCCTGTCGACCTGACCAAGCGGACCGTTGCCGCAGACGACATGGACGACGACGAGCTGGCCGCAATCGCAGCAGACGAAGATGCCGAGCAGGAGTGAGGCAGCCGCTGAGCTTCTCGCCCGCAGGCAGGACCGACGGGAGTCAGAGAGCCTAGCCGAGTTCGCCAAGAGAGCATGGCATGTACTCGAGCCGGGGCGCGCCCTCAAGTGGGGCTGGTGCCTCGACGCGGTGTGCGAGCATCTGGAGGCAGCGGTCCGGGGCGACATACAGAAGCTGGCCATCAACGTGCCACCGGGCTGCATGAAGTCCCTGCTGACTGCAGTCATCCTTCCAGCTTGGGTCTGGGGTCCAGCGGCCCGCCCTAGCACACGCTACATCGGGACGTCCCACGCTCTGCACCTCGCGACACGGGACAACCTGAAGTGCCGACGCCTTATCAAGAGTCCGTGGTACCAGAACCGCTGGAAGGTTCCGCTCATGGCGGACCAGGACGCGAAGACCAAGTTCGAGAACAGCAGCACTGGCTTCCGGGAGGCGATGTCCTTCACCTCCATGACGGGCAGTCGGGGCGACATAGTTGGTGTTGATGACCCGCTGTCCGCTGACGGAGCCAACTCCGACGAGATACGCAAGAACGTTGCAACAACGTTCACTGAGTCGCTGCCCTCGCGCGGAAACGATCCCGACGAGAGCGTGTTCATCCTGATCATGCAGCGCCTGCACGAGGCCGACCCGACGGGACTGATAATCGAGCACGACCTGGACTGGGACCTGCTCATCCTGCCAATGGAGTTCGAGGCGGACCGACGCTGCACCACCAGCATCGGGTTCACCGACCCCCGCACCAAGGAGGGTGAGCTGCTCTTCCCTGAGCGCTTCTCAGCGCAGGCGGTTGCCTCACTCAAGAAGGAGCTGAGTGCGGAGGGAGGCGAGTACGCTGTCTCCGGCCAGCTGCAGCAGTCGCCCATTCCTAGGGGCGGGTCGCTGTTTCGTCGTGAGGACTTCTGCACCATCCCAGCTGCCCCTGTCGGGACTGTCTGGGCGCGGGGCTGGGACCTTGCAGGGACGAAGAAGAAGCACAGCCCGTACACAGCTGGTGTACTGATAGGCCGCGCGCCCTCGGGCCGGACCGTGATCGGCGACGCCCGACGCAAGCAGGAGAACCCAACTGGGGTCGAGCGCATGTTGGTGAACACGGGACATCAGGACGCGGCGCAGTACGGTACTGTCTACGGCTCGGGGCCTCAGGACCCCGGACAGGCGGGCAAGGCACAGGCGCAGTATCTGATGAAGAAGCTGGCTGGGCTCATCTACGAGTTCACCCCTGAGACAGGCGACAAGGTCACGCGGGCCATGCCGCTCTCCTCGCAGGTCGGGTCGGGCAACGTGGACCTTGTGGCTGGTGACTGGAACAAGGAATACCTGGACGAGATGTGCTCGTTCCCTCGCGGCAAGTTCGCGGACCAGGTCGACGCGTCCTCCAGGGCCTTCTCCAGGCTCCAGGACGCACCACACTACAACCTTGACGGTGTTGAATAGATGCAACTTCTCGACTCCCTCGTGAACCTCGTCTCCAGACTGGGCACATCCTCCGACAAGGGTACTCACTCTGAGTACGTTGATGAGATACTCACGGCGCAGCAGATCATCACCGCCTACCGTGTCTCCGGAGTGGTGCGGACCATAGTCGACCGCCCAGCGCGGGAGGCTGTCCGCGCATGGCGTGAGTGGCAGGCTACCGCTGACGAAATCAGTGCCATTGAGCTGGTCGAGAAGAAGCTGGGCCTGCGCATCAAGTGGCGCAACAGCATTCGCCGCGCCCGCCTCATGGGCGGTGGCGCCATCTACATCGGCACTGGAGACCAGAACCTGGAGCTGCCCCTCGACCCGTTCAAGATGAAGAAGGGCGGGCTGCAGTTCCTTACCGTGCTCTCACGCAACCAGCTGACCGCTGGACCCATGGTCACAGACCCCTCGCTGGAGGGGTTCGGTCAGCCTGAGTACTTCACTCTGGCCCGGTACTCCGGCTCACCGAGGGTGCACCCCACGCGGCTGGCCATCTTCCGTGGACCCGACGTCCCGGACGAGGACATCACGCAGGCCATGGGGTACTGGGGCGACTCAGTGCTGAACGCGGTCCTGAGTGCGGTCAAGCGTGTCGACAGCACCGCAGGCAACATGGCCTCGCTCGTGTTCGAGGCGAAGATCGACGTCATCAAGATTCCCGGCCTGCTGGACCGCCTTGCTGGTCCGGACGGAGACAAGTTCGAGCGGCTGGTGCAGCGGCGCGTTGCCCTGAGCAACACAGCCAAGAGCTCAGTCAACGCTCTGCTCATGGACACCAGCGAGGAGTTCGAGCAGCGTGAGTACAGCTTCACTGGCCTGCCTCAGGTGGCGGAGACCATGATGACTCTGGTCAGTGCGGAGACGGGCATCCCCGCCACTCTGCTCTGGGGCAAGAGTCCTGATGGGATGAACGCCACTGGTGAGTCCGATCGGGACAACTGGGAGGACCTCATCTCGTCCGTCCAGGAGGAGAGCGCTGAGGCGGCCTCCATTCTCGACCAGTGCATCATCGCGTCGGCCCTCGGGTCTGTCCCCGATGAGGTTCACTTCAACTGGCGTCCGCTGCAGCAGATGACGTCTGAGGAGCGGGCCGAGGTCGGCAGCAAGAACAGCGAGATGCTGACCAGGATCGTTGAGATGGGCCTGATCCCCGAGGAGGCCATGCAGCGTGTGGTGGTCAACGTGATGACTGAGTCCGGAGCCATGCCCGGCTTCGAGGGCGCAGTCGCGGACTACTACGAGGAGCACCCCGACGAGGAGGGTGACCTTGTGGGTCTGGCTGAGGAGCCTGAGGAGGAGCCGAAGCTCAGGGTCGTTGGCGACATGGCTCCGCGCACCATGTACGTGCGCCGCGACGTTCTCAACGCTGAGGACATCCTGGCCCACTACCGCGAGCAGGGCATCACTGGCCTGGAGCCAGCCGAGGAGCTGCACGTCACGATCATCTACAGCAGGACGCCTGTCGACTGGATGACAATGGGAGAGACCTGGGACGACGCGATCGAGATACGGGAGGGTGGTCCTAGGGCCAGCGACCTGTTCGGACTGGAGCGTGACTATCTGGTCCTCCAGTTCGCGTCCAGCTCGCTCGAGTGGCGTCACTCGGACATGCTGCGCCTCGGTGCCTCGTCCGATCACCCGAAGTACCAGCCGCACATCACCATTGCCCATGGCCCGGACGTCGCCTATCAGGACCCGGAGAAGATTGAGCCGTACAGGGGCATCATCAGGCTTGGCCCGGAGATATTCGAGCCAGTCAAGGAGTAGACCATGCCAGACAAGAGAACACTGACCGACGGCAGTCCAGTCACCGACGACCATCGCGAGGTCGACCCCAAGACAGGGCTGCAGAAGGCATATGTGGTCCTCTCCGATGAGGAGCGGGCGCGAGGCTTCGTTCGCCCAGTTCGGAAGAACTACAGGCACCTGACGTGCGGCGTTGTCACAACCATGGGTCTACCCATTGCGGAGACCTACGCTCGCGAACCCTCATTCTACAGCGGAACATACTGCACTGGCTGCGGTGGACACTTCCCAGTGGGAGAAGAGGGTGAGTTCGTCTGGGTGGACAGTGATGAGAAGGTAGGGACATAACATGATCAGGTTCGAGGACAGGTCAGCGCTGAGCGGCATCCACATCACGCAGGACGGGTATCTCGTCACGCAGGCGCTTGCCGTGCGCACTGGCATTCAGGAGTACTATGGCCACGAGCTTGGCCTGACCGACGAGCGACGCGACCAGATCGTCCGGGTCTACCGCTCGGAGGAGGAGGTACGCAGCCCAGCCAGCCTCACCACGTTCAGCCATGCCCCAGTGACGGACGGACATCCCCCCGTATCCGTGGCTGCTGAGAACTGGGCCGACCTTGCCAAGGGTGAGGTCTCCACTGAGGCCAGCTGGGAGGACAACCACATCCGCCTGCCCCTGATCATCAAGGATGGGGAGCTGATCAAGAAGGTTCAGGCTGGAACCCGCGACCTCAGCGCAGGCTACAGCGCACAGATTGTCTTCGGAGACGGTGTCACGCCTGAGGGCGAAACCTACGATGCGAAGCAGACGAATATCCGGATCAACCACCTTGCCGTTGTGCAGGCTGGTAGAGCCGGGTCCGCCCGGATCGGGGACACGCGCCCGTCCGAGACATGGGGCGCTACGCCCCGACATGCAGAGAAGGAGAACACAATGAATCTGCAGACCATCTTGGTAGATGGACTCTCGATCCAGGTTACGGATCAGGGTGCACAGGCCATCAAGAAACTTCAGGACGCACTGACGAAGGTCACTGGCGACCTGGAGACCGAGCGCGCAGCGCACACAAAGGCGATTGACGACAAGGACCGTGAGTTCGCCAAGGTCGAGGCTGAGCGGGACACCGCCCTCGAGAAGGTTCTGGACGACAAGGCACTTGACGACGCAGTCAAGGTCCGGTCCGACCTGCTCGAGGACGCCCGTCTCGTTCACGCTGAGGGTGTGTTCGCTGGTCTGTCCCTTGCTGACGTTCGCAAGGCAGTCGTGGCGCACAAGCTGGGCGACGAGAAGGTCAAGGACCGCGCCGACGCCTACATCGAGGCCCGCTTCGACACCCTCGTCGATGCAGCCAAGGAGGTCCTGAAGAAGGACCCTCTTGTTCGCGCCATGGATGGCGCACCCACCCAGTCGCTCAGCGCTGATGATCCCCAGACACACCGTCAGGCGATGATCGACGAGCTGAACGGCACGAAGAAGAAGGAGGCCTGATCAATGGCTACCTACCAGACAAGCTACGGCATCAACAAGGCGCGCGGCCTGCCAGGCCAGGTCTCCACGCTTGAGGAGAGCAACCGCATCACTCGCACTGTCGAGACTGCGGCTGGCATCGCGTTCGGACAGCCCGTTCAGCGCGGCACTGCCGACCGGGGCGCGGCCATCCTATCAACGGGTGACTTCCTCGGCCTTGCCATCCTCCACGTCGCTGTTGCGCCTGACGCGGCGAACCCTGACGCCTATCCTCAGTACTCCGAGCTGGGGATCATGACCGAGGGCACAATGTACGTCACCGCTGGCGGCACCGTTGCCCCCGGCGATCTGGTGTACTGGGACGCGGCAACAGGCAAGTACTCCAACCTGAACACCGACGTCGAGGTGCCCGGTGCCACGTTCGAGGAGACCGCAGGCGATGGCGACATCGTTGAGATCGCCCTGATGGCGCGTCCCCTGACGCGTATTGACGCGATCGCCTAATCCGGCGATCACCAGACAAGTGACGGCCTGACGGTCTCACAGAGAGAGAGGAAAGACTATGAATATGCCCATCACGGGACCTCAGGCCTTCGCTGATGCACAGGCGGCTCTGCCGTTCGTTATCGCGCAGGGTCGGAACATCGAGTCCCGCATCTACCAGAAACGCTACCCCACCTTCGACTATGGGATGCACGTTCCGGTAATCACCGAGGGCGCACCATGGGCCATCGGTACGACCTTCTTCACCGTTGACTCAACTGGTGAGGCGCGGTTCATCTCCGGCGCGGCGCAGGACCTGCCAACCAACAGCGCGACACGCGGGCAGGCGAGCCACGACTTCGCCATGATCGGCTCGGGCTGGGAGTGGAACCTGGAGGAGATCAACCAGTCCGCTCTGTACGGCATCCCGCTGAACGCGACCAAGGCCCTGTCGGCCACGAACAGCATCGAGCGACTGCTGTACGAGATCGCCATGCGCGGCGACACCAGCAAGAACTGGACTGGCCTCGTGAACGACGCCGCAGTCTCCCGTGTGGATGCTGCAGCGACGGGCACTGGCTCGGCTACCTTCTGGTCCACCAAGACAGTGGATCAGATCGTTGGTGACGTCAACGACCTGCTCGGGTCCATTCGCTCGAGCACTGAGGAGGTCGAGTGGGCTGACACGCTCCGTCTGCCTCCTGAGGCGTTCCGCTACATCGCCTCCACCCGCGTTGGTGCAGGCGACGGCACGATGACCATTCTGACGATGCTCCGCACGAACAACATCTACACTGCGGAGACCAACCAGCCTCTGGACATCGCACCGCTGCGCGATCTGGCGACTGCATCGGTCAATGGTGGTGGCCGCATGATCGCCTACCGCAAGGACGAGGAGGTGGTTCGCTTCCACCTGCCGATGCCTCGTAACGTGCTCGCGCCTCGCCAGAAGTCCATCATGGGCTTTGAGACGGGCATCATCTCCCGTACTGGTGGCGTAGAGATTCGCCTTCCCGGCGCGATGGGGTACATGGACGAGATCACCAACATCCCGGCCTAACAGCACGACCCGTCCGGGATGAGCTCGGGCGGGTCTAACCTGCTAACTCAACAAGAGGGAAGATCGAGATGATCAAGGTAAAGAATAACGGCAAGCGCCACGAGGGCATTCGCGATCGCAACCAGCAGCTGGTCATGATCAAGGCTGGCCAGACGCGCGAGGTCGATCTGGACGAGACAACAGGCACCCGCGCAGCCCGCATTGCGACGCTCAGCTTCGATGGACATAGCCTAGAGGACGCGCAGGAGCCTGAGGGCGGTGGCGAGGACGACCGCGCCGCAGCTGTCCGTGAGGCCATCTTCGCGCTCGCCGACAGCGAGTTCAACGCTGACAAGTCACCCAACCTCGAGGCACTCAACAGCAAGATGGCTGAGGGCGCTGCGAAGGTCTCCTCTGACGAGCGGGACGCGGTCTGGGCTGACATCAACAAGTAGGAGCTGACATGATCGGCACGGTAGCGGACTGGCGCATCTACGCCACTGAGCGTGGGTACAGCGAGCCAACAGATGCGACTGACGCGGTGGCACTTGCCGCGCTGGTCCGGGCGAGCGACTACATCACGCACAAGTATGTCCGTTACTTCTACTCGGACTACACTGTGGCCTCTCCCCATGTAGATCAGGCCACGTATGAGGCAGCGTTGCTCGAGCTGGCCACTCCTGGGTTCTTCAGTAAGACCCACACTCCTGGCAGGGAGAAGGAGCTGGTCCAGGTCGATACAATCAAGTGGGAGGTGATCAAATCTGAGGGCGGCGCACAGCACTTCGTGCCCGTCTCCACTACTGTCGACATGATGCTCGGCCCGTACATGCGGCGGGAGTTCGTCATAGGTATCGGGACAGCCTCCGGTGGAGGTACAGGCCCATGAGCAATGGTAGCGACATTGCTGCACAGGTGAACGCTGCGCTGGCTCAGGCTAGCGCAGCGACTGGCAGCGGGGTGCTGATCGGCACAATCAGGCGCAGAGGACCTCAGTCCGGCCCGAGCTATGAGCCGGTCTACGGTCCCGACACCCTGCACACGTTCAACGTCGTGCTGGGCAGCTTCAGCGAGCGCGAGCGTGCTGGAACCACCATCCTGGCGACTGACACCAAGATCACCGCCGGGGCCAGCGACGTCGTCCCAGCCACATCCGACAGGATGGTGGTGCGGGGCGTCACCTACGACATCCACAAGGTCAACCCGCTTAACCCCGGAGGCACCGACCTGAAGTACACCATCTGGGCGAGAGACTAGGAGCTATCATGTCCAAAGAAGTCAACCACCTGAAGACACAGATGGAGAATGCCGCAGCCATAGACAAGGTACAGCGGCTCATGCCAGACATCACCAAGCAACTTACCCTGATGGCGCAGATGCACCGAATAGGCTACGACGCGCACATCAAGGAGGGGTTCACCCCAGAGCAGGCTCTCGTCCTGTGCCAGAAAATGACAATGAGTTGACCCATGGCGCGCACACCCACACTCATCGACCTGCTGGACAGGCTCGAGCCGGAGGTCCGGCGGGCCTTCGAGAGAGCCGTCCAGATCATCGCTGGAGACGTGAGGGTGGGCGCGCTCGAGGCAGCTATACGGGCGGGTGACATCGCCGCTGCCATGTCAGCTGTGGAGCTTGACCCAAGCTACTTCCGCCCGCTCGAGGAGGCGCTGCGCGCGGCGCACCTCAGCGCGGGTGACCAGACGTTCGATGGAGCACGCAAGCTGGCTCGTCGCCGGGGCGCTGTTCTGACTGGCCGCTTCGACAGCCGCAACCTGCGGGCGGAGAGCGTTCTGCGCCACTGGTCGAGCACCAAGATTGTAGAGATAACCACGAGCACAGCTGAGGCTGTCCGTGAGACACTCACAGAGCTGATGACACGCGGGACCTCCCCCCGCTCTGCGGCGCGGCAGATCGTTGGCTCTGTGGGTCCCGGTGGGAGGCGCACTGGCGGCATCATTGGCCTGGACAGCAACAGGGCCTCGTGGGTCCGGAACATGGGCGAGGAGCTGCGTACCTCCAGCAGCAACTACTTCACGCGCAAGCTGAGGGACAGGCGGTTCGACTCAGTGGTGCGCAGGGCCATCCGGACAGGCAAGCCACTCACTGAGGCGGAGATAACTAAGATCACTGCGAGGTACAGCGGTCGGCTGCTGAAGATGCGGGGGGAGGCGATCGCCCGCACTGAGTTGCTGGGCAGTCTCCACGCCGCACAGGCTGAGGGCCTGCAGCAGATGGTCGACAGTGGCCAGGTCCGGAGCGAGAACATTCAGATTGAGTGGGACGCCAGCAACGACAGGTTCACCCGCCGGACGCACAGAGAGGCGGACGGACAGAGGCGCAGGCAGGGCGAGGACTTCACCATCGGAGGCTACCCCATGGCCCACCCCGGCGACGGGTCGCGCGCACCAGCGGGCGAGGTCATCAACTGTCGCTGTGTGCTCCGGCCTGACATCGACTTTGTTGCTGGGCTGCGGGGCAGGCTGACACCAGCCGAGCTGGCACTGACGAGGAGCCTCATGTAGTGGGACGGACGTACAGCTGGTCCAAGCTGCCCGACTGGGCGCTGCGGGTGGACAAGATAATGGACACAGTGGTCCAGCAGGCCACCAACGACCTACTCAGGGGCATCAAGATTGTTCCTGGCATAAACCGGGGCGGCTCACGCGTCCGGGGCACCCTGCCCCGCGACATAGGGGCGCTCGTGAGTTCACTGCAGTCGACCTTACTGGGTAGCACAGCCCTGAGCGGTGAGGCAAGCTGGACCATGGTCGTTGGACAGATGAGAGCGGGCGATGTCGCTCAGTTCTCGTGGGGCGGGTTCGCTGCCCCGCATGCGCGTCACGTGCACGACGGGGCGAATGGTGTGCCGGGCACGTTCTGGATTGACGTGGCTGCGGGCAAGTGGCCATCCATTGTGGCTGCGGTTGTTGTCAGGGTCAGGGCGGAGTTGGCATGAAGAAGAACGACATCAACAAGTTCATGAAGGACATCCTCTACAATGGGGGTATTGCACACCCCGGAGTGTGGCCCAACGTCGACCCGCAGGGGCCTGTGGCCCGCCCATACTTCGAGGTCTCGTTCGCTGTCTCGAACAGGGTTGGCGCTGCGCTCGCTGGTGGTCTGGTCCGGGAGACGGGTACCATGGTCGTCGTTGTCTGCGTTCCACAGGGCGATGGAGAGACAGCGGCCAACAACATCGCAGACGCGGTGAGTGACCTCTTCCCTCAGGCGATGCGGATCGTGATCCCAGGTGGGTTGGTCACGATACAGCAGCCTCCGAGCATCGAGGGTGGCTACCCCGACGACAACAACTGGCGCGTCCCTGTGAAGATCAGGTACACCGCCTCCAACAGGTAAGGAACAGTCATGGCGAAGAAGAGAGGCAGCGACGGTCCCACCGTCATCGAGGGTGCCACGCTAGCCCGTATCAAGCACGACGGTGTGTCACCACCCTGTGCTGTGTACATGGGCGGCGCGGCCGATCCGGGCGACGTCATTCGTATTCGCCTGTCCAACAAGGTGGTCTACGAGGGAACTGTCTCGGAGTCCATTGAGGCTGGTGGTGAGGTGTTCACGGAGTTCGTGAACGGGATCACCCCAGTCAAGTAATAGGCACCCGCCTATCCCCTGCGCATAGCGCACTCACTCTGAAGAAAGGATGACATCATGTCAACCACCGAAGGCATTGGCGGGATTCTATCCGCTAGCGCGGCCCTGCCCGCAACATTCGACGAAGTCGGCTACGCGGCCCTCACCTGGACCGAGGTCGCTGAGGTCACTGAGCTGCCCGAGTATGGCGCGTCACACGAGACGGTCACACACACCCCACTGAAGACGGGCATCAAGAACAAGTTCCACGGCGAACTGGACTATGGCTCGCTGGCTGTCCCCATGGCGCACGACGCAGCGGACCCCGGTCAGATCATCCTGAAGGCGGCACGAGTCTCGAAGGACGAGATCAGCTTCAAGATGACCTACTCGGACGGGGCCATCGACTACATCTCAGGCAAGGTAATGTCCTTCACCAAGGGCATGTCTGTGGGTAGCGTCGTTCCTGCCACGTCGCAGCTGGAGTACACGCGTGAGCTGATCGAGGTCGCCGCGCCGTAAACCCATCCCGCTGGCTGGACTTCTTGGGCCAGTGGGCAGGGGTGGCGCGGGAGTGGTTGACCCGCGTCACCTCAACATCAACCACAACCAAAGGAACAACAGAAATGGATATCTTCGACACAGTAGCGGCCTCCGAGCGGGGCGCATTCGTTCATCTGACAAACCTCATCACCGGCACACCTGCCTACCTCCCCGGTCCCGACGGGAAGCCTGATGAGGAGCAGCCGATCGGCATCAACATCATCGGCTCTGACAGCCCCGAGTTCCGCACCAAGTCGCGGAAGCGCGCAGCGCACATCGTCAAGCGACGGGCTGGCAAGATGGACGTCTCCAAGATGACAGAGTCGCAGATACTTGGGCTGATGGACGAGGGTGACGACAAGACCCTGCACGACCTCGTCGACGCAACAGTTGGCTGGAGCAACATCTCACTCAACGGTGAGCCTGTGGACTTCACCCCAGAGCGGGCTGAGGAACTGTACACCCGCTACCCCGCGATTGCTGCAGAGGTCCGCGCATTCGGCGAAGACCTCAGCAATTTTTTCGTGACGGCCTAGAGGCACTGATTCTCTGGGCGCGACAGCACGCATGGTTGTCGTCGCGCCCAAAGGACTTCCCGATGACCCGCGCCCAGCTACTCACAAAGGCGGGGGAGGACCTCGACTTCCCTCAGCTCGGTGTGAACCACCAGCTGGCGGAGTGGCTTCTTCATCTGGGACCTGTCTCCAGCGGGATGGCTGGTGCGGTGCCTATGCCGCACTCCGAGATCGCTGCATGGGCCAAGAACAATGGCATTGAGCTACAAGGCAACGAGGCTGAGTGGCTCTACAAGATGTCCGGTGCATACGCCAGCGAGCTGGCTGTCTGCTCGGGCAAGGACCGGGTGCAGCCGTACTCACCCTGAGAGGTAGCCGACTATGAGCATGGACATGGCCCAGCTAGGGATGACGGTTGACAGTAGTCAGGTGAGAACCGCTACGACTGACACGCATCGCTTCGGTGAGCAGGGCAAGAAGACATCCAAGACGATCGACACAGCGACTGCTGGGATGGCCACAAACCTGCGCCGCGTCAGGGGTGCCGTGACTGGCATCATAGCGGCTGCTGCCTCTCTCGGGGCCATCACCTCTCTGCTTGGGAGCTACGATCGCCAGATGTCCAAGGTCGGGGCGGTGTCCCGCGCCACTGGTGAGGAGATGGTGAAGCTGCGCAAGATCGCTGCTGACCTCGGCTCCACCACAGAGTTCACCGCTGTTCAGGCGGGCGAGGGCCTTGAGTTCCTCGCTCGGGCTGGCTTCAGTGCAGCCGAGGCCATGCAGGCAATCCCCGCTGTGCTTGACCTCGCCACAGCCGCCTCCATGGGTCTGGGTCAGGCCGCTGACATCTCATCCAACATCATGTCTGGCTTCGGCCTCTCTGCCAGCCGCGCCAGCGAAGTCGCTGACGTGCTGGCTGCAGCATCATCGCGCGCCAACACTGACGTGGGCCAGCTCGGGCAGGCCATGTCCACCGTTGCCCCGATTTCCAAGACAGTCGGCATCAGTCTAGGAGACACAGCAGCGGCGATCGGTGTCATGTCTGACGCCGGTATCCAGGGCGAGCGCGCGGGTACAGCCATGCGTGGCGTTCTGGCCTCTCTCGTCGGACCAACAAAGCAGGCGCGTGACGCTCTGTCCAGATATGGACTGACATCCAAGGATGTGAATCCAGAGATGCGCTCTCTGGCTGACGTCATGGAGACACTGCGCGACAAGAACCTGTCCACAGCTGATGCCATGACCATCTTCGGGCGTGAGGCCGCCTCGGGTGCCTTTGTCCTGATGGACTCAGCAGATCGACTCAGGGAGTTCGGTACAGAGCTTGAGAACGTTGAGGGCGAGGCCAAGCGCATGGCCGACATGATCCGGGACAACCTCGGTGGCTCTCTGGACGGCATGTGGTCGAGCCTGCAGGGTGTGGTCATCGCCATGGGCGAGGCGGGGCTCATTGCGGCCATTCGTGGCGTGATCGACGGGATCACCCTTCTCCTGCGCGGGCTGTCGTCTGCAATCACGTTCGTAGCCAACCTCGGTGGCGAGCTGGACCGGGTCGGGGCGTACCTACTCGCTGGCGCGGCCATCGTGACTGCGATGTACACACCCGCCATCATCGCAGCAACTCTCGCGATGGGTAAGTTCATCGCGAGCCTCGTCCTGACACGCACAGCTCTTCTCCGCACTGGCCTTGGCATCGTTGTCGTCGCTGCGGGCGAGCTGGTGTTCTGGCTGAGCAAGGTGGTCGGCGCTGCTGGCGGCGTTGGGGAGGCGTTCAAGCGCGTGTACGCTGTTGGCGAAGCTGTGTTCCTTGGTATAGGTAACACCGCATGGGGCCTCATGGACATTCTGGCTGGCGTGGCATCGTCCATCGTCGGCTCCTTCGTCGCAGCCTTCGCTCAGATCGCTCGGGCCTGGGACATGCTCATCAACGGTCTGGGGTCAGCCTTTGAGGCCATCACCGGGAAGACTGTGGGGGTCTCCGACGCGAGTGGGAAGATAGGCGCTCTGGCTGATGGCCTGATGGATCAGGCAACCGCGAGCATCAATCAGGGTGGCGCGCGCATCAAGGCTGCTGGCGCAGCGGTCGCGGAAGCTGCTAAGGCTGCTGTTGCTCCGATTGAGGTGATGAACGACACCATGGACGATGGTGCGGCTGCGGCCACCAAGTTGGCTGACGCTCTGGATGGTGACCCGATCGGCACTGGCGGCAGTGGCAAGAGCAAGGGCCTCTCCGCTGCAGCCAAGGAGGCTGCGAAGTCTGCCAAGGAGCTTGCTGACAGGATCGAGGAGCTGGAGTTCGCGGCTGACCCGGTCAAGAAGTACAACAAGGAACTGTCCGAGCTGAACAAGCTGCTTGACGCGGGCCTCTCTGAGGGTGCCTACAGCAAGGAGCTGCAGAAGATGAACGATGCGCTCGCGGACCAGATACCCATGGTCAACGATGTGGCCTCCGCGTGGGGTGACTTCGTGGTCAGTGGGTTCAAGGACTTCGAGGACTTCACCAAGAAAATCTGGAACAGCTTCAAGGGGCTGCTCTCCGACATGATCGCCACAGCGGCACGCAACAAGATACTGATAAGTCTGGGCGTTGGAGCAGGCTCCACAGCGTCGGGAGCCGCTGCAGGCGGGGTAGGTGGCGGCGGGGGCCTTCTAGGCTCTGTAAAGGGTCTCCTGGGAGGCTCTGGAGGTGGTGGAACGGGGCTGCTGGGCAGCATCGGCTCGCTCGGCTCCGCGTTCGCCTCTGGCTTCGGAAACACCATCGCTGCGACCTTCGGGGCGGGCGGTGGTCTGATGTCTGGCATCGCCTCAGCGGGTGCTCAGGTCGGCACCGCCCTCGCGGGTGGTAGCATCGCGTCCATCGGGGCAGCGATAGGTGCTGTTGCACCCTACGCTCTGCTGGCATTTGGTGCGTTCAAGCTACTCAAGGGAGCATTCAAAAGAACCCACGCATCTACTGGGTTCGAGGGTCTAGTGGGTGGGTCCGGCTTGCTGTCAGGCGCTCAGATAGACCACTTCAAGGGGTCCACCTTCAAGAGTGGCAAGACAACCAGAACAGCGCTACCTGCAGACATGTCCGCAGGCATCAATGCCGCTGTTGCCAGCATCAGAAGCAGTACTGTTGAGATGGCGGAGAGCCTTGGCCTCGCCACCAACGCGGTGGACAGTTTTGCAGCGGTCTCGTTCGGCTACGGCTTTGCTGATGGCACCTTCGATCAGTCGCAGATGGACGCCGCAATCCAGGGGGCGCTTAACCAAGTGGCCGACCGGATGGCTCGTACCGTGTTCAACCCCGCTGTCTATGCCAAGGCGGGTGAGCGCGCAGACGAGGTTCTGCAGCGCCTTGCGGTAAGCCTGACCGGAGTCAACGCCGTATTCTCTGCGATGGATAAGACTCTTCTGGACGTGTCCCTGACCGGGGCGGCTGCGGCATCGCGCCTAGTGGACGCTTTCGGTAGTCTGGAAGTCCTGGCGGCGGTGAGTGCCGACTACTATCAGAACTTCTACAGCGAGGCAGAGCGGGCGGCAAAGGTCACCCGCGACCTGACCGGGGCGTTCGCTGATCTGGGGTTCGAGCTGCCCGCCAGCCGTGAGGGGTTCCGGGCGCTGGTGGATGGCATAGACGTCACCACGCAGGCGGGGGCCAACCTGTACGCAAGCGTTCTGGGCTTGTCGGGAAGCCTGTCGACCATCCTTCCCGCCTTCGATGCCGTGTCTGACGCTACCCGCAAGCTGGTCCACGACCTGCTGAATGATGCGGACCTAGCGGCCACCAGCTACGCGCAGAGAGGCGCGCGCAGTGACATGATGTTTGGGGATGCGGAGCGTGCAGCGCAGGAGGGCGACCTGACCGCTGTGCGGGAGTACCTGCGTGTTGCTAGAGCTCAGTCGTCAACCGACCTAGAGTATCGGCAGATCGCCTCAAAGGTGCTCGGACAGATAGGCATCAGCCCAAGCGGTTCCCCCGCCTCCGCCACTGTCCTCCCATCGTCTCAGGTTCAGGACGCGCAGGCGGCTCGAAATGATGCCATGGAGCTGCAGCTAATCGAGATCAAGCGACAGCTTGTAATGACGCAGGACGAGAATAGACAGCTTGCCCTGCGAGCCGACAGGTATCTCAAGCAGATCGCGGACCTGGCAGAGAAGAACGACAAGATAGGCATGCCGCCTGACCGCGCTTAAATCTAAGGAATAGGCGACATGAGAGCTCTGCAAACCATACAGGTGACCGATGCCAACCTACAAGCCAGCGACGTCCCGGAAACGGATGCGGCTCTCTGGCTTGTAGGGAGTACCTACGCCGTAGACGATGAGGTCATGCTGGATCACCATGTCTACCGCTCGGTTCTTGGTTCCAATACCGGTAACGACCCAAGGGTAGACGACGGCACCAACTGGCTGGACCTCGGGTTCACAAACCGCTGGAGGGCCTTCGATAAAAAGACGCAGAACTTGGTGGCGCAGGCGGACAGTATCACCTATACCATCTCGGCCGATAATCTGATCACAGGTGTCGCCGTGATGAACTACGTTGGGAGCACTGTCACAGTTGAGGTCAGGGACGTCTCGGCAACCCTGCTCTCAACCCACACGAAGTCGCGCAATGGAGGCCAAGCGATCACCAGTTGGTGGATTGCCTTTACCATAGACCTCGCAGCGGAGAGCATTCCTGATGTTATCTTTGAGGATGTCAGGTGCTACCCCGGCAATAACATTACGGTGACGGTGGCGACCGCCGTTCCCGGCTCCATTGTCAGTCTGGGACTTCTTCTTCTGGGCGTTACGCGGGAGCTGGGCGAGACAAACAACGGCACGGCAATTGGTATAAAGGACTACTCCACGAAAGACAAAGACCCGTTCGGCAATGCCATACTGGTTGAACGAGTCTTTGCATCTACAGTTAACTTCTCGTTCTCTCTACCTACCGACCGCGCGGCCTTTGTTCGCCGGACCCTGGCAGCTTTGCGCGCAACCCCGACCCTATACTACGCCGGAGTTGATCAGACTCAGTTTGGCGCGCAGGTCTTTGGCTTCTTCCAAGACTTCGAGATACCTCTGACCGGCCCCGCGATCTCCTTCGCAAATCTTAAAGTAGAGGAACTTTAAATGACCGTCAACATCACAGGCATTCCGGTATTGCCCGACCAAGGCGACGAGCCTACATTCAACACCCGGATGCAGAACCTCTTTGTCTGGTTTGCCACCCGAGCGCCGGGTTCACTTATTGAGCAGCTCGAGACACTGGACCCGAACGACTTCTTCAGTGTGGTGGCATCTGCGACTGACGCCACACCGAGCTTGATTATGACAAACGGCTCGCATGGTCTGGGTGGTACTGCACCGCTCCTGTCGGACTTCAACGCGATCAAGGTGACAGGCCACTGGAGCTATGACGCGACAACCTTGAACCGTCCACCCTCGCTTGGCCCAATTGGCACAGTCACCTACGTTAAGCAGGCAACCAATCAGCTTACACAAGAAGCGACGGACTTGGCAGGTCGTACCGCAAGGCGCGGTCTGACAGCGGGCATCTATGGGGCGTGGCTGCTACCAGAACCCCCCGGTCAGCTGAGCCACTTTGCATCTTCTACACCTCCTGTTGGGTGGCTGGAGTGCAACGGCGCGGCTATCTCGCGAACAGTCTATGGTGCGCTGTTCTCCTCCATCGGTTCGCGCTTTGGCGCGGGCAACGGAACCAGCACCTTCAACATACCTGACCTGCGAGGCGAGTTCATACGAGGGTGGGATAATGGTCGAGGCGTAGACTCTGGCCGGACATTGGGTTCCTTTCAGGCTCAGGACTTTCAGGCTCACGCACACCCGTTCACGTACACGCGCATGTTGCGTAACCTAGCGCCCGGCGCTTCTGGTGGTAATGGGTACCAAGAGTATAGTCAAAACGCCAACACCTTCAACACTGGTGGTGCAGAGACCCGACCTCGGAACATTGCGATGCTGCCCTGCATTCGCTTCTAGGAGTTAAACCATGAAGATATTCAATTACTGCGAGTCCACGGGCCGACTTCTCGGCACCGGGTCCGCTAGGCCCGACCCCATGCAACCGGGGTCCCACCTGCTTCCGGCGCACGCCACCACCCAGACACCACCAGCGGCCCCTGCAGGGACGCACGCTGCCTTCAATGGGAGTAGCTGGGGAATTGCCGCCGACCCCCCGCCAGACCCCGCGCTGGGCCTGTCTGCGGAAGAGTTTGCGGCTGGTTTGCTGCGCCATGGTATAACCGTTCCGGAAAGCTTGCCTGAGCAGATATCTGCCACCGACGCCTTGGTGGTGGAGATGGGTCTTAGCATAGCTGTAATCAAATCTATCTTTGGAGGCTGAAGCCCATGACAATCGCGATGCAGACAATCAGCGGCATCCTGACTGATGCGGGCGGCAATCCACTGACGGGGGGTTTCGTTAGGTTCCTGCTTAGTCGCTACGATGTGGACACCGGGGGCACTGTCACGTCGCTGCCCATTATCGACGCCCCTATCCAGCCCGATGGCTCCATTGCCACTGCGCTCTGGGCCAACAAAGCAGGCACTGGCGGCACCCACTATCGAGTGGTCATTGCAGACGACAGCATGCAGCACGTCGAGTCTCTGGCCAATATCGAAGTGGGGCTGAACGGCCCCTACAATCTGGGTGTCCTGCTAGCCGAGGGCAACCCGGTGGTGCCCTCGAACCAGGCACCCACCCTGACAACTGCGCCGACCATAACTCCGCTCGCTGGACAAGTCGGAACCGAGTTTGTTATCGGCTTTGGTGTGTATGGTGGAACACCCCAACCTACCATCATCGGCACTCTTACCCAGAACGGGGTAGACGTGACCGCTCAGATGCTAGGTGACCGCTTCACCAGCACGGCGGTGGGACCGCTGGTCTGGTCAGTGGTGGCATCCAATGGGGTGTCCCCAAGCCTGTCGACCTCCGCCTCCGCCACTATCAACCCTGTTGTGGCTGCTGGACAGGATATCTACGTTGGTACTGAGCAACTTTTCGCGGGCGCTGACCCGGTCACCACATAAAAGGAATTCACTATGTCCGTTCAACTTGACGCCCTCGGCGCACTTATTCTCGCCACTCTCGACGCGGAGCCAGAGACGAATATCCTGACCGATGCGGAGCTGGTAAAGCTGTCCAACATCCAAGACGAGGCCACCAAGAACCTCGGCGCACTGGCCGACCAGGACGATGTCACCGAGGCCCAGATCAGTGACCTGAAGGCATACCTTCAGGACCTCACCGGCGAATCCATTAACAGCCTTCTGGATGTTGACCTGTCCGCGCTGGCAGATGGTCACGGGATTTACTGGGACGTCGCTTCGGGGTCGTTTAAGAACGCTGCGCCCTCTGGTGGAGGTGGTGGCATAACTTGGGGCACTCCCATCGACGCGGACGTCACGGTGGACGTGGATGACACTCGGACCATCGGTACTCTGATAGCAGCCATCGCGAACATCTTCGTCAAGAAGTTCAACGTGAATGGTGTCGAGATCAACAACGCGGCGGAGCTGAAAGAGTTCATCGGTATTGCGGCCTCGGACGAGACAACCGACCTGACCGTGGGCGCGGCTAAGGTGACCATGCGCATGCCCTACGCCTTCAACCTGTCCTCGGTGAAGGCTAACGTGACCACGGCGGCCACCGGAGCCAAGCTGACCATTGACGTTAAGAAGAACGGGGTGTCTATTTTCAGCACCCTGCTCACTCTTGACGACGGGTCTAAGACCTCTGTCGGCGCTAGCGTCGCGGCGGTCCTCTCCACAACCACCTTCGCGGCGGACGACGAAGTGACCGTCGGTATTACGCAGGTTGGCTCGACCGTTGCTGGTACGGGCCTGAAGGTCGTCTTGGTGGGGATTCAGGCATGAGTAATTTCCTCTCTCCGTACCGTTACGCAGGTGGAGGTGGTGGCCCACCCCCCGCTGGTGGTCCCACCTTCGTCAGTGGTGCCACGGTCATGGCCCCGAACTCTGGTGGCTCCGACGCACTGACTATTCCTTTCACCTTCTCGACCATTGGGAACGTCTTGGTAGTGATACCTCTCTGGGCCAGTAACCTGACGGCGCGAGATACGTCTATGACTACTGGCGGAGCCAACATTCCAACCTTCAATGGAACGACCATGGCGGTTGGAACGCTGTCTAACAGCTCCCGCAGCCACGCGGGCATATACACCATCGCGCCCGCTGCCGCTGGCACACAGGATGTTATCGTGGCCCCGGCAAGCGGTTGGCGCTCTGGTGCCTGTCGTGTAGAGGAATGGACTGGGGTAGACATTACGACCCCGCTCAATATCGCGCAGTCCCATTCCATATCCTTCAGCGGCGACACATTCGACATGGACGCAGTAACCACCGACGTCGGGGGTGTCTTGATAGGGGGTGCCAACTTCGGCGCACTTACTCCGGTGCCCGCCCTTACAGTCGGCTCGCTGCGCTCGGGCGGTGAGAGCGGTGGCGACGGTACCAAAGACTTCTACGCCTTGTGGTCATACGCCCCTATTCCAACAGCGGGTGTTACCCAGCACCTAACTCACACGCAGACGGGGCAGACGCGCACCGTTGGCATCATTGCGGAGCTTAACCCAGCATGACACTCCTGACCCACGGTTCGACAGTTTTCAACATCACACAGAGCGGTGTGGCTACGGGCAACTTTAAGGACGGTCCGGCGTGGATGCGTATTGACAGTGGCACTGTAACCCTGACGTCGATGACGCCAGCGGCATCAGTCAGCGAAGGGTACGCCATCC